CGACCGCCCGCCCTGCACCCACTCGCGCGGGTGGCATACGCTGGCGGCTCGGGAGACCTCCCGTGGAGCACTCGAATGCCCGAGCCGACCAGCGACGACCTGTCCATCGGCGAGCGCATCGCCCGCTATCGCCGCGCCCTGGGCCTGACCCAGGAAGGGCTGGCCATGCGGCTGTTCCGCTCCAAGAGCTGGGTGACGAAGGTCGAGCGTGGCGAGCGGCCCCTGGACTCGGTCCGGACGCTCCTGGATGTCGCCCGCGCGCTCGGCGTCGAGGTCCGTGACCTGACGGGCCATCCGTGGTTCCCGGAGCCTGGCGGCCCTGGCCATGAAGCTGTCCCCGCGATCCGCCGTGCGCTGACCGCCCTCAGGGCGCCCGCCACCCGCTCGGACGGCACCCCGGTCGAGCCACGCGAGGAACCCGCGCTGCGTGAGGACGTGCTTCGAGCCGGCTGGCTCTGGCAGACCGAGCCGCACTGCTACTCGGCGGTGATCCCGCTGCTGCCCGATCTCATCATCGAGAGCCGCCTGGCCGCGCAGGCGGCGGACTCGAACGAGCGGCGGGCTGCCAACCGGACCCTGGCGCACCTGTATCACCTGCTTCAAGAGGTGCTGGCCAGGCTCGGCGAGCCGGACCTGTCCTGGATCGCCGCCCAGCAGTCCATCGATGCCGCTCGTGAGGTCGACGACCCGGCGCTCGTGGCGGCCAGTGCCTGGCGCGTCTGCCATGCGGTGCTGCGGGTCGACAACCTCGATGAGGTCCACGACGTCGCGACCACCGCCGCGGCCGAGCTACGCCCGGCGCTCCGCGAGCCGGCCCCGGAGGGCCTGTCGGCCTATGGCGCGCTCCACCTGGTGGGCGCGGTCGCCGCCGCACGCGCCGACGACCGGGCCGCCGCCGACGGGTTCCTCGGCGAGGCGCGCCGCACCGCCACCCGGCTCGGAGCCGATCGCAACGACTTCTGGATGACGTTCGGGCCGACCAACGTCGCGATCCACGATGTGGCCGTGCTACTGGAACGCGGCGACCCGGCGGGAGCGTTACGCCGCGCGGTCACGATCGACCCGTCCCCGTTGCCGTCCTTGGAACGCCGGTCCAGCCACCACGTGCACGTCGCGCACGCTCACGCGTTGCGCCGCCAGGAACCCGAGGCGGTCGCGGCGCTGCTCGCGGCCGAGCGGCTCAACCCGGAGGGGCTTCGCTACAACATGCTGGTCCGGGAACTGGTCCGGTCGCTGCTTCGCCGCCAGCGGCGCCCGGCCGTGGCGGGCCTGCGGGGACTGGCGGACCGCCTGCACCTACCTGCCTGAACCTGTACCCGGTGACACGAGACGTGTCATTCCCAACTGCCCTGCGTTCCTAGAGTGCTGCACGAATTGCTCCACATGCCCGAGCAGTCCGTGCCTGGGGCTGAACGCGAAGGAGACTGGGATGCGTCCGGTAGATCCTGTCGGCGTCCAGGATCGCCGAACGGTCAGGGCCGACGGAACAACCGGCTCTGGCGGGGCATGCGCCGGTGGTGAGGTCGAACGGGCTCCCTCACTATCGGCGCACCCCCGACCCCAACCCGCCATGATCGCCGAGATCAGCCTGCGACGCCGAGCACTGCTGGCGGAGGTGACCCATCTGGCGAGCGGGGTCGGCGCCGCGATCCGCGAGGCTCGCGCGGTCAACCTTCCGACCGTGCCCGGCATCTCCGAGGCGCGGGGGGCGCTGGTGGCCTGGGCGCACCTGCTGGAGGAGCTGCTGACGCCACCCGCCGGGCCGGACGCCTGATGGCACCGATGCCCACCCACGAGGCGCAGCCCACCCTCAGCCAGGAACGCGGTGGCTCCCGCCGCTTGCTCGGGCGGAGCGGACCTGGCGGCGCACCTCCTCCCAGGGAACCCCGCGCTTGCTGGCGGGCACACTGACCGTCCCGGCGAGATCGAGTAGGTCAGCGGTGCGGGCCAGGAAGGCGCGGCGGCCTTCGACGCGGAAGACGACCTGGTCGCCTTCCATCAGTCAAGAAGGAAGGATGGCAGACGCTGGCTTCAGGACGTGCCGCCGAAGTCGACGTCCTTGGTCTCGACCGTCCCGGCCGTCCGCCCCGGCGCCGTCTCGTAGGTCCAGTACAGGTTGGTGAACGCGATGACCTGGTCCGGCGGCGGCGCCCCCCATGCCGTCTGGTCCTCCGTGGTGTGGGCGTCGCTGACGAGGGTGGCGTCGTACCCCCTGACGAACGCGCCGTGGAGCGTCGAGCGGATGCACGCATCGGACTGTGCGCCGACGACGACCAGTCGTCCGACTCCGAGGCCCGACAGCACCTTCTCGAGGGTGGTGTCCTCGAAGGAGTCGCCGTAGTTCTTCTCGACGAGCGGCTCGGCGTCGTCAGGAGTCAGCTCGGGGATGATCCGCCAGTCGTCGCTCCCCCTCGCAAGCTGCTCGTCGGAGTGCTGGACCCAGACGACAGGGACCCGTTCCCGCCGCGCCTTCTCGACCAGGGTGCCGACGTTCGCGACCACCGCGTCGCGCTCGTGCGCGCCCCCGACGACGCCGTTCTGCGCGTCGACGACGAGGAGTGCGGTGTTCGGCCGGTTCTCGAGCGTGGTCATGGCGTCTCCTCACTCACGCTGGGCTCCTGTGCCCACCGACGGTAGACCCACCCACCGACAGCGGTCCACAGCGACCCTCGTACCGCCTCCGGGAGAGGATCCGTTGCTGCGCCCATGGATGGAGGCGCCGGGCGGCCCAGCACTGACCGAGCGATGCTTCGAGGAGGCAGAGGAGCATGTTCAGCGACCTGCTCCCGGTGGTGGAGGTGGGGAGACTCGAACGCTGGCCCGCTGCCTCAGAGGCTGCCTGGTCGTGGCTGAACCGATGAGCTGACCTGCGGTTCCCTGTGACCGCTCGTGACCGCTACGCTCCCCCACCCGCTGGCTTGGCGTGTACCCACCGTGTACCGCGGACTCCCGTATCCTGCCGACCGCGGACGCCTCCGGCACCTGACCGACTACTCGTCATTCCAGATGTACGACGACTTCTAACTACCCGAGCCGGAGCCGCCGGACCGGCGGTAGACGACCCGGAGCCGCTGGCGCGGGTACGGCGACACAATCTGGAACTCGGCCGTCCAGCCCGGATGCTGCTGGTCGGTGTGGCCCTCCAGGTCCCGCGGCCAGAACACCTGCCGCGGGCACAGCGCACACGTCCACTGCAGGTACGGCTGGCCCGGATCGTGGGCGGCCAGCAGCTCGTCGCCGAGGCCCCGGGCGGCCTGGCAGCTCGCGCACATCAGCAGCCGCAGGCCCGCCTCGACATTGAGGAACGGCCCGTCGGTGGTCCCGCAGAAAGAGCATCGCGGCCCCACTCCGCCGCCCTTCCGTCCGAACTAACGTTCGAACAGGCTAAGGGAAGCGGGTCCGCGGAGCAATGCCCCGACCTGGCTAGTCCCCGCCAGCATCAAGGCCGTACAGCACCACCTGGGCCACAAGTCGGCCTCGATCACCCTGGACCGCTACGGGCACCTGTTCCCGGAGCTGGACCACCTGGCCGACCGGCTGGATCGGCTGCATGCGGAGGCTGCTGTGTACCCAGCGTGTACCGGCGCTTCGGCGGCCGCCCTCGGGCAAGGCAAAGGGCCTGGTCACCGACCAGGCCCCTATGGTGGAGGTGGGGAGACTCGAACTCCCCTATCTCGTGATTAGCGCTCCCCTGCCGCACGCTGCGGCGATGGGCGAATCCGGCCGCTGAGCTGCGGGAACAGTACCGCTCGCGGGGTCACGTCGCTACCCGCCGTGACTCGGCATGTCTCGCCGGTTTGTCGCCCCAGCGTCGCCCCGCTGTCGCCCCGCCTATCCGCCCTCGCGCCGTTGCCGCAGCCATGCCTCGACGTCGCCCCAGCGCCACCGTCGCCGGCCGCTCGGCAACAGGGTCGCGGGCGGGCCGGTCTGCTCACGAATCCAGCGGTCGACCGTCCGCGTGCTCACGCCAAGCGCGGCAGCCAGCTCCTTGCGGCTGAGCAGCTTGTCCTCGTCCATCGCCGCGCATTCTGGCGAGGCAAGCCGACCCTTGGCGAGCATCGGTGCTACTCAGGCGAGCTTTTGCGACTCTTGACGAGCTTTGGCGAACATGCGACGGTGAGTTAGCGACGGACCCCGCCGAGCCGAAGCCGCCGCCGGGGTCCGTCGCTGCCAGAGTGACTCTCGATCTGGATACATAGGGATGGACATCCCGAACCCGGCAAAGGCATCCTTAAGGATCGGACGTCTGTGTGAGGAGTCCGCGATGGCGGACGTGGTCGACTGGTGGTGGCGCCTCCGGAACTGGTGGAAGAATGCCACTGAGACGCCGCCGCCTCCCTACTGGATGCAGCGGTTCACCGCCTGGGTTGAGGACCGGCCCCCGCCTCCCAAGCCCCCCAAGCCACGAGTGTCGCCTTGGACCCGCGAGCAGCTCATCATTGAGGCCAGCAAGATCGCCCTCAGTCGTCGCTACCGGAACGACGATGAGCGCTTCGAGGCGATGCTAGGCCTCGCCGGCGAGGACCCTCAGGACCAGTTCGACGCCCAGCTCATGCTCTCGTGCATGATCTTCGTCTTGGAGGAGCTGGGCTCCGAGGCGGTGGTACAGATCCGCGACCGGGCCGATAGCCGCTCCTACCAGTGAGCCGGATAGCGCGGTCGACCCGCTCGGCGAGCAGGACGCTATACGGCCTCTAGGGCCAGTGTGTCTGTGTCCCGGATCCGGCCTCTAGGGCCAGTGTGTCTGCGTCCCGGAACGGGCAACTGCCGTCGTCGTGTAGCTCCGTAGCGACCAAGTAGCTACCGCCGCCCATGACGGTATGGAGCTGCTCAACGAAGCGCTCGGGATCCGAAGTGGGCTCAAGGAGCTTGCCGCTCTTGCGGTCAGTGTAGGGTCGACGGATCACATCCTCGTACTGACCATCGACCTTGACATCACCGTCGATGGGGGAAACCCGGGCGACCTGGGTTTGCGTGCCTTTGCCCCAATCGACCTTCACGACGTCGACATGTAGTGGCATGGTGGCTCCCTCCGTCGCCCCAACGGGATCGTGGCGTCATCTCGCTAAGCGTTGCTCCCCAACATCTCATTACGCCCCCCCGTGAGATGTGTCCGTTATGCCCGGTGCCTACCGGCCTACGGCATGCCCCACTCATTGTCAACCCATCCGCAAGAGTTCGCGACCGGATCAGGAAGTTCAACCGAGAACCTCGGTCGCAGCTGCGTAGTGCTGTGGGGGGCAGCTGGCGGGCAGCGTTGTTGTGCTAACGGGCGTTGCTCGTCCGGCAAGGGCCCCGGGGACCAACCGGGGCTCTTCCATGTTCCAACACAGGCGTTGGCATTCTAGACCCTCGACTGCCAGATCTGGGGATCTCGATCAGACGTAGATGCTCGGCCCGCGGTTGCCGGCCAGCACCGCGGCCCGGTCGTGGGCCATGACGGCGGCCACCGCGGCGTCGATCCGCCGCTTGGAGTCCTTGTGCTCTTTGGCGAGCCGGGCGCCGCGGGAGTCCTCCTTGAGCACCGCGTTGGCGACGTGGCGGGCCAGCGCGCCCGAATCGTCGTGGCTCAGCAGCCGGTCGACGACGGCCGAGTAGAAGCGGGCGGTCGCCGGGCCCATCCGGGCGGGTGACTGCGGGAACTCGCACACCGGGATGCCCTCTGCGTCCAGCAGCTCGAGCGAGCGTTGCCAGCGGTAGGGGTCCGCGGCGACCTCGAGCACGCGCCAGCGGCGGCAGGCAGCCCGGATGGCGTCCTCGACCTCGACGACAGGCACCCGCCAGTCCCTACTGCCTTCGGGCGCCTCCCACAGCTCCACCAGGTGGACGTGGGGCCGCTTGGCCACGGTCACGGCGACCAGCGCGGTGCAGTCCCCCGAGAACGACCCGTCAAAGCCCAGCACGACCTCGGCGCCGTCCTCGATCGAGCGGCCCGGGCCGGCGCAGCGCTCCCAGGCGCCATCGGGCAGCCAGGCGCCGTCGAGGCTCACCCACTGGCCCAGCCGGTAGCGGCGAAACGCGTTCTCTCTCATCTTGGGAGGAAGGGTGGCCCTGAGCGCGTCGCGGTGCAGGAAGTCGTCGAGCGCCGGATTCGCCAGCGCCCAAGCCTGTTCGTCGTCGACCGCGCAGCCGGCCGGGGCGGCGAACTCGCGGAAGTAGAACGACGAGTCGGTGCCGGCGCGGCCGTGGTCGACCAGGCGGCGCATCACCCCGTCGTCGCCGACCTTGGGCGGCGTTGAGATCGCCAGCAGCAGCGAGCGGTCGCGCTTGCCGGCGCGGGCGGCCATCGCCTCGAACGTGTCGTCGGTGACCACGTGCAGCTCGTCCACGATCGCCAGCGACGGGTCCCACCCCTGCGGCGCGCCCGGGTCGGCCGGCAGCGCGAACAGGGTCGAGTCGGTGTGCGGCTCCAGCAGGTGGTCCTTGAAGATCTGCACCCGGGCGTAGAGCGCCGGGTCGAGCTCCACCATGCGCCGGGCGGTGTTCAGGATGATGCGGGCTTGGCGCTCGTCGGAGGCGACGCAGATGACCTGGGCGCCCTCCACCCGGTCGGCCAGCAGCCCGTAGAGGCCCAGGGCGCCGCAGAGGGTGGACTTCCCGTTGCCGGCAGCGATGCTGACCAGCCCTTGCCGCGGCCGCGGCTCGTCGAGCACGCCGCGGACGATCTCACGCTGCCACGGGCGCAGCCGCAGCCGCCGGCGGGCGCCCGTGCCCTTCGGAACGGTCACGTAGCGCTCCACAAAGGCGATCGCGCGGGATCCACCCCGCTTGGGGAGGCGGCGCAGATCCAACGGCGGCGCGCTCGGGGCCCCCTTCGGGCCGGCCTTCACGCCACGGCCGGGGGGTCCGGGGAACCCCTACGGGGTGCCCTCTCAGCGTGGCCAGGCACCGCGGAGTGAGTCGGAAACTTCGGCGGGCGCGGGGTCCGCTGACCTGCGCCGATGGGGGAAACGTCGCGGTTGCAGCGGCGATGGCCGAGCCCAAGCCAGCCGGAACGGTCGTCGTTGTGCATCAGGTCGAGCAGGGCGGCGTCTGCACCGAGCGGGTCGCGGCAGCGTGGGCACGGCGCCCAGGGGTCGAGCGCGGCGACGAGCTGGGCCCGCAGCGCCTCATGCTGGGCGTCGTAGCCGCGTTGCTGCCTACTGCCGCGCTGCTGGTCGCGTCGACGGGTGCATGCCGGGCAGCGCGAGGCACCGCGCACCAGCCGGCCGCAGCCCAGGCAGGGGCGGGGCAGGCTCATCGCCGTAGCTTGCGGCGGTGGCGCTGGCGTAGCCGCCGCTGGCAGTCCTGGCAGCGGTCGCCGTAGACGACGGGCCGGTGGCAGCCCAGGCAATGCCTGGGCGACCGGGCGGTGCCAATCATGTGCCATCCGCGCCCGCCGCGGCCTTTCTTGCTCACCGCTACTGCCGGGCCCGCATGATGGCGATGCGGGTCAGCAGCGGCAGCCCGCGCAGCTCGTCGGCGGCGCGGACGGCGGCGACCTCGGCGCCGACGTAGGCGGCCCGCCGCACGACGGCCACGTGGTCGAGCGCGGCCCGGGTCCTGGTCACGCGGCGGCGGTCGGGCGACCAGCGCGACCCGCCGGGCACTTCCATGAACCCGACCGACAGCCCGAGCGGCACGCCGTCGCGGGCCAGTTCGAGCACCTCGTCGCCGAGCGCGGTCCTGCTCACGCGCCATGTGCCCCAGGCGGCATCGGCGCGCTCGTCGATCGAGAGCGTCACGCCGATGGGCAGCGTGCCAGCGTCGCGGGGGTGGGTGGCGGTGAGTGGCACGCGGGCGGGGTCGACGTCGTGCAGGGCGCCGCGCTCGAACGTCTCGGTGACGCGGCGGCCGTGGTCGAGCACGACGGCCTCGACGCCCCACGGCAGCAGCGGGCCCTCGATGGTGCGGCCGTCGCCGTCGTCGCGGACGTGCAGGGTGGCCTCGAACGCGCGGGTGAGCAGCTCGGTCATGCGACACCTCCCTCGGGCGCCGGGCGCTGGTCGAGCCCGGGGATGGGCGGGCGGTCCTCCAGCTCGCGGACCTCGCTCGGCAGCAGCCACCCGGCCTCAATGCCGAGCTTGTGGGCCTGGTAGCGGTCGAGCAAGGTCGCGCGGACGAAGCCGCCCGCGTTGAACTTCGCCCGCTGGGTGCGCGGCAGCAGCCCGGAGACGGCCCGCTCGACGCGCAGCAGCCACGGCCGCAAGGTGAAGGTGAGGAAGTCGGTCCCGCGCATCTCGGGGCTCGTGTACGCCTCATGGCCGGCCGTCTCGCCGGCCATCATCTCGGGTGGCACGCCGTAGAACCGGCAGATGGTCGACACCGAGAACTTCTGGGTGGCGATGAACTGGGCCTCGTCGGGCGCGATGGTGATGGCCTGGAACTTGGCGCCCGACCCGAGCACGGCGATGCGCCGCTTGCCCTTGTGGCGTTGCTCCCAGCGCTCTTGCAGCTCTTCGGCCTGGCCGGCGTGGATGCGCTCGTCGGACGTGAGCACGCCCTGCGGGGTGGCGCCGTCGCCGAAGAACCGGGCGCCGTACTTCTCGGCGCCGAGTCCGAGCCCGATGGCCTCGCGGGCGTAGGCGATGGGCGACAGCCCAAGCGGCGACCCGGGGAACGGGTAGCCCTTGACATGGAACAGCTCGGACCAGTCCTTGGGCTCGCCGGCCACGCGCACAGCCCAGCGGCCCTCCTCCAGCACCACGGCCACGCGGTCGGGATGCACCAGGTCGACCTGGGCCGGCAGCAACCCAGCGCCGGCCCGGGCGGTGATGACGCCCCAAGCGTTGCCGCGCAGCAGCACCGATGCCATCACGGCCCACAGCCAGTCGGCCAGCTCGGGGAAGTCGGCCGAGGGGCGCCGCAACAGGGCCGGAGCGGGCAGCGGGTCGCGCTCGTCATCGCGGAACACGGCCAGCGGCAAGGTACTCACCGAGTCGGCCAGCAACCTGACGCAGCCCCAGACGGTCGACAGCCGCAGCGCTGTCTCGACGGTGACCGCCTCGCCGGCCGCCGTGGGCGTGCCCTGGTCGGCGAGGAGCTGGTCGAGCGTCAGGGCCTCGCGGTTACGGACCCGGGACCAGACCCAGCGGTCCCACCAGCTCACGGCGGCCTACCGCTTGCGGGGCGGCTTCGCCTGCTCGCCCGAGCGTGGCCGCCGGGGAAGCGCGGCCAGCTCGGGCGGGATGACGTCGCCCTTGGCGACCAGGGTGGTGCAGCCGGGGCCCAGGTCGGCGCGCTCGATGAGCAGATCCTGCTCGGCCCGCTCCGGCTCGCCGGCCATCAGGCCCGGACCCCGGTGTCGACCACGAACGCCGACGGCTGCGCGAGCTGCACGTCGGCGCGCAGGTAGGCCAGGAACGCGTACTGAAGGTTGTCCGCGAGGAACCGCTCGCGCAGGAAGAGCAGTTGGAACTCGGTGCGGATTCCCACCATCAGGTTCGACCAGTCGGCCGTGTAGATTTCCGAGCAGTCCGTCGACGTGCCCACGGTCAGGTTGATGGGGACCTGCTTGGTTGCCAGCATCGGCAGCATGCTCGCCGGGGGCTGGAGGTAGGCGTTGGTGGTTGCTTCCTTCAGCTTGGACAGCGACGTGGTGGTGCGGGGCGCCTGGATGTGGGCGTTGGGCTCGAAGTTGTTGCCCATGACCACGCCCTTGGCGTCCAGGTGGAAGTCGTAGTTGGTGATGTTGGCGCCGTTGGCGCCGTGGGTGGTCGTGGTGATGCCCGACGTGTTGAGCACGCCTCGCGGTTCGGGCGCGGTGCCGGACCCGCGCAGCGCCACCCGGTCGAGTTCCAGCGCGACCTGGGCGGCGAACGACCGGGCGATGACGTCCTCGGCCGAGGGGTCGCTGTCGTCGAACAGCTCGACCGAGAGCTTGACGAGCCGGGTGAGCGTCCGGGCGGTGAAGGTCACCGAGTCGAAGGTCATGTCGGCGTCGGTGATGGCGGCGTTCTCGGCGTGCCAGGCGGGGGTGCCCTCGCCGGTCAGCCGCGCCAGCTTCAAGGTCTGCGCGGTCATGGGGACGGTGATGGCGCCGGCCTGGAACACGCGCGTGGCGTTGCGCGCCAGGTCGATGACGCGCGCCGACAGTGGCGACGGCACCAGGTGACCACCAGCGGTCGCGGTGCCCTCGGACAATGCCCGCTCGTGCTCGGCGCCGTCCCAGCGGCCCGTGACGAGCCCGCGCAGGTAGCGGTCGAAGCTGAGCCGCTCGCCCGCGGCCGGCGGCTCGAACAGCCCGCGCTGCTGCGCCCACTGCTCGACGCTCTGCTCGCGGGTCAGCACCGGCTCGTGCGGGACGGCCGGGCCCGCCGGGCGGCGGGTGGCGGCGGCGCGCAGCTCGGCCAGCTCGCGGTCGCGTTCGGCCTCGATGGCGTCGTCGGCCTCGCGCTGCTCGACCACGCGCGCCTGGTACTCGCGCAGCTCGTCGGCGGTCAGGTCACGCTGCTCTTCGGCGGCGCGCGTCAGGATGGCGTCGCTGGCCTCGCGGGCGGTCGCCCGCCGCTGGCGCAACTCGTCGAGTAGGGTTGGCACGGCGGCGGAACCTCCGTCGAGCGGCAGATGCTATTCCCAGAGTACTCCGCGGAGCGGTGCATCGCGTGGCGACCTAGTTCGGTGTCCGTTGCCACCCGTCACCCAGGGCAAAACGCTGAGCTTCGGATACAACTGTCCGCACGGCGGGTTAGGATGAGCTAGGCGACCATGGGGGTGCGGCGGTGGCGGCCAATCCGAACGAGGTGCCTGACGACCTGATCGCGATGCCGGCCGCGGCCG